ATATCCAGCTCCATGACCGTCTGGTTTTGATTCGTGATAAGAGATTGCGTGATTGTCTACTTCATCTCCGATATGTACTACTTCGGAGCATTGAAACTTGTTATACACTTCAAGGCAAAAGTTCCTATAAAGTGGATGACAGAATGGTTCGTGCGTGTCTCCTATGACAAGCACATTTTTTTTCGATGCCATATTGGTTGGTTTGGTTTTGCTCTATTTTACTAACTTCTCATTACCCTTATAAGTAACATAGTTAGTTCTGCCACCCGTTTTATCCTTAGCAATTAAAATTTCTTGCTTTAGATTATCAGCATCATAAGCTACATGAACCCATCCTAATTTACCATCTTTAGGAAATTCTGCTATTAACTGCTTAAATTTAAGATTGTCTTTGATATAGTGAAATATATCATTGTTTGTGTATGTACTTCCAGAACCATCTTGGTCTATATCTGCCGCACGACCAAAACTATGGTCAGATTTTAATGCCCCACCTATAAAGTGATTAAGCATATTTGACCTATAACCACTACTAAGGGTAATAGGGCCAAACTTTAATCTGATTGGTTCTAATACTTTTTCACAAAGTATCTTAATATTTTCAATGTGCTCTGGAGTTGGTTCATTTGATACTCCATGTCTTTTTGCTGACTCACTACGAGTAAACTCTGCCAATGCAAAGTGGGCTGATACTTTCATCTTAAATCATTTGTTTTACAAAATATGCTAATCCCAGCAACCATAATAGGAAGCCAAGTGTTAATATTATCTTTTCGTTCTTAGGCATCTTTCTTAAATATTTTCTCTACTGAGGTTAAACCTAAACAACCGAATGCTAACAAAGCTACTGATTCTACAAGTATTGCACTTGGAGCAGTATGCTCTTCACTAAAACTATTATGGTACATAGTAACACATAATGCGATAACACATAGCAATCCACATAAACGCTTCATGCTAAATCTACCGCTATCTTCTTGGAAAAACTGTTTCATATTATAATTGACTAAATTGGAAAATGACTAAGAATATTAAGATTATTTTTTGCCAAGCATGGTATTTATCCATCTTGTCAAGTTCTTTTTCTCTATTACGATATGTTTCGAGATTAGCTTCGTAACGATACTTGTAATTTTCAAGCGTACTAACTTTATAGCTGTAGATAGTGAAAATAGAATCATGTTTTATTGTTTTAGATTTCAACGAGTCCTTATAAGCGATTATTGTATCGTTATAGGACTTATATAATTTGTTGATGGTATCTGCTTGACCGATGGTCATTATAACTACAGAATCACCCTTAATCTTTTTTGTAGTGGGATATTGCGAGTAGCTTGAAACTGACAGCAGTATCATTGCTAACACTATCCAAAGTCTGCTTAACTTCATTTAGTTCGGTTTTTAATGTGCTTATCTCTTGCTTAATCTCAGCAAACTTGCTAACGGTAGACGTTACTATTGCTTCTTTAGCCTCATCTGCCTTAACTTGAACAGCTTTATTCTTAGTCAAGGTTTGGTTAAAATCATTCATAAACTGCTCAAACTCCTTATCTTCTGCAATCTTGTTATCCTCTTTTTTAGCTGTCACATTAATCGTTGTAGCTGTAACCGTTAGAAACCCAAAAATTAAAAGAATTGATTTCATGGCCTATTATTTTACAGATGATTTAATAGCACCCATTGCATCAAGAGTCTCTAACTTAGTAGTCGTTGAACTTAGGGCTGTTTTACACTCAATTAACGCTTGTGTTTTTAAGCTATCTTTATACTCAAGATTAGTAATCCTTGCGTCTTGAGAGTTGATTTGATTGTTGAAGTTGCCTCTAATGTCTACATAAAGGACAGTTATACCGATGATAACTAAGAACATAGTGCCCTTAATTGGGTCTTTACTAAATTGGGAGAAACTAATCGGAAGAGGATTAGCACTTACATTTACGTCTTTCTTTGGAGCCATGTTACTTTTTACCTATTTTAAAATATAAGCTACCAGAGTAACTCATATTGTTATTTTTATTAATATTAAGATTAAGACCTATTAGAGCCTTATTTTTGGCACTTAACATCAATCCAGGACTTACTACTTCTAATCCATTAGATTGGCTAAAATCGCCTCTTATGCCGTAAAAAAGCCTATACTTAGCTTTCTCTGCATAAAACTCCTTAACATAGATGGTTTTTTCGGTAATCTTGGACTCAAAAGACCTCGATTTGATACGATTTTGGCTGATGGTATCATTAATCACAAAGATATTAGAATCTTGCTTAATGGTATCAGTATAAGCTACAACTGCATTATAATCATTTAGTATGCGTACTGTATCGTGAATGGTTGTAGTATCTGTAGCTATAATCACAAAAGGTATAGAATCCCCTTTTATGTACGTTTTTCTGTACATTTTTTGGTACACAGTATCATGCACCTCTTTGACTTTTACATACTTGGATAGGTCAATATCTTCTGTTTTATTAGCTTTATGACATGATTCATAGGCAAATACACCTAAGAAAAAGAATCCAATTATAAGTATATAGTCTCTAAGATGTTTCATATTATGCTAAAGTATAATCTCCAGTTCCTTGTAAACTAACAGAATATGTTGCAACTCCCTCTACTGGGCCATCAACTGATACTGATTCAATATTACAAGTACCAGAAAACACCTTAGTACCTATTGTAAAAGTTACAGAAATCTGAGTATTATTCTCTTGGTCTGTAAGCATATCGAAATAGTCATAGTTATCTAAAGTAATAAGACCATCACAACTAATTGTGAATGACTTAAATCCATAAACATATTCTTTTCTAAATGAAGATGATTTGTTTGTAACATCTACTTGGTCTGATGATACCTCTAATGAGCATGATGTAGAAGCTGCAAATACAACTCCACCTTTAGCTAAAATTACGTCTGTTCCGTTAATTGCCATTTTGTTATTTTTTTAATTTATGATATTGTATAAGCTCCAGTACCTTGAAGTGATATTGAATAAGTAGAAACACCTTCTACTGGGCCAGCAATGCTTACTGATTGTATATTAGCTGTTCCTTGAATTGTATATGTAGTGCTTGTTCCTACAGCAAACCTTACAACTATTGCTGCTCTTGATAACTGAGTATCTAACATATCTTTATAATCCCAATCATTTAATGTTATTAAACCATCACAATTAATAGTCCATGAAGCTGTATCTGGCTTAAACTCTTTAAACCAAGCAGAAGTTGCAGAAGTAACATTAGTTTGGTCTACACTTACCTCAAAAGAACAGTTTGTAGAAGCCGCAAATGGAATATTTGTTGTTCCATTAAAGTAATATAAAATTACGTTTGTACCTAAAATTGCCATTATTAAATATTTATGTTAAAGTTTAAATTCCAGAATGGGCCAAGTTGACCTACATCTGTTATATAACTTGGGAATAAAATCAAAAGATTGTCATCGTAATATATCTCAATTAATTGTAATGAATTTGTTTCATCTGCAAAAGGAGATAATGTAAGTCTGTTAGCGGTAAATTTCTTACCATTATAACTTAAATCGCCAGTAGTTGAATCAGTAACTGTAAAAACCTTATCTAAATATACATATCCATTTGTGCCTTTTATAGCTCCTAAATCAGCTTCAAGAGTTGCAATATTTCTTTGATATATTTTTATATATTGATATCCTAAAAAACTTACTGGCAATTCACCACCTACAGTTATACCAGTATTAGCAAAATTCCAGCTTTTTAAAAATATGCCACTACTATCAAATAATGAACCAAATGTTAAAACTTGCTGTCCAGCACTATTAGGATATATTTGACCATAAGGTTGTTCATAAACTTCTGCCGTAGTCTTGTCTGGAGATGTGCTATTTTGTACTACAGCATATTTAACTTCTGTTTCTCCTTGTCTTAGTTGAAAGTTTCTTATTAATGTTGAACCTGAATCACATCTAATTTTTACATTTATATAACCCATTAAAAAAGTAGTGCTAAATACTCCTACTAAAAAAGGAGGTATAGATAAACTAAAAGTCGCCCAATCAGTTTTACCATCCCAAGCTGGGAAAGTAATGTAAGTAGCTGATGATGTTACCCAAGCTCCGCTACCATTTAAATATTTATCTCCAGAACCAGTATCTAATAAAGCAATCTGTATTTTTATTGCATTACTATTTTTATGCTCACAACTAAAAGTAATAGGCGTTCCACCCATATATGGAGTATAAACGTATGGTTGTATTATTTGTAATATTTCTAAGTCAGCTATACCAGAACCAGCAACTAAACTAAAATCATTAAACTGTTCTGCACCGTTTTCTATAACAGTTGCTGCTGCAGAGCCAGTTAGTGTAGTTCTCCATCCTACTGCTCCTAAAGTAGGAGAGGTTCCAGTTGTTGTTTTTAAATTAGCATTATGTATAAGGTTAAGTGGACTTCTATATTGGCTTCTCACTTCTATATTAAAAAATCCCTTTCTTAATATTTTAGTTTGTGAGTTATTTATAAAGTGAACATTATTACTTGCGTAAGGTGCAATATTGATAGTATTATTAAGTACACCAGATGATGATACTGTTATGCTTGATGCTCCAATAGCATATCTTGTAAAATATCTTGTAGGTGCAGCAGTTTCCATTGTTGCAGATATATACCAATCTCCATTAGCTTGATACATTCTACAGTTAAATGTTTTTAGTATATTATCTAATATAACATAATAGCTTTCATCTTGAAAATCACGTCTATATTGGTATATTTGACTAAAAGGCTCATTTGATACACTATCATCTCTATCTGCCATTCCAGCAGCAAAGAAAGAACACGCTATATTTAAGAACAAATCTGATGGATAGCCAAGTAATCTTAATGCAGAAGCAATAACGTCAATGTGACTTACTAATGTATTAATACTATTATCTATTACATATTGCTCATTAGTCAAAAACGAAATCCCATCTATTGCAATTAATGAAGATATTGATATACCAGTAGAAAATCCTACTTGAGAATAGTCATTAAATAAATAACCTCTCCATATTACATTTGCACCTTCTTTTAGTAAAACATAGTATAATCTATCGTTAGATGAGATTACATTTGGATATTGATTATAGTCATCAGCAGTTTCAAGTATAAAAGAAAATGATAACTGTGTTGATATAATTGCTGGATATGGATATTCTTCTGCTGAATTAGGTTGTAAAGTTATAGACGTTGGTTTATAGGTCTTTACACTTCCAGTATAATCTTCTTGGTATATTTCAATTACTTGAGAATTACCATTTTTAAGTATCTGTGTTAATGTATATCTTAATCCGTATGCCATTATGCTAAACTTATATTTTGTCCTTTAAGATTTGATGCCTTTTGTGCTCTATTTACCGACAAAAGTAAGTCTTGTCCTCTTAATACAAATGTACCACCTCCTCCACCACCAATCATATCTTTTAACTTATCTAAAGGTGCAATTACTTCTGGGTTATTTTGAGCACCTGGATATTCTCCAACAAGACCCATTGTAGGCCCAGATACAATACCACCATTAGCAAATGCGGTAGCTTTATTGTTATTGATTTTTGACTTTAATGCTGTACCAGCAGCAACTGCTGCAATACCAGCAGCAAGAGCTAAAGGCCATGTTTTAGGGTTTTTAAATAATTCTACAACAGCACCATTAGTTAATGCATAAGCAATAAGTGCTTTACCAATAGAAGATAAAGCATCTGCTAGAATTGTACCCATTTGACTAATGTCAAATTTCCCACCAGCCAACATATTCCCTATTTGCTCACCAAAATTTACTAATAAATCAAGGTCTAATTGATTAAATGCATTTTGTAATGACTGATTCAATGTTTCTAAAGGGTCAACTAAACCATCTAATTGTGCTTGTAAATTTTTTGCCGCAGCTTCAAATACAGATGTACCGTAACCAGCTTCTAAGGCAGAATCCTTGTAAGCCTTATTAGTTGCAATAGCTTCTTCGATTGCTGCTTTTTGAGCTTGATAATTACCTCTTGTTGCTTTTAATGTAGCATTTAATCTAATGTTATTATTTTTTACATCTTCACTTGCAAATTTTTCATTAATATTTGCTAAAGCAGATTCCATCTTAAATCTCATATCAAGTTGAATACTTGCTACTTTATCTGCTATTCTTTGTGCTTCTTCTAACTGCTTATCACTATATTTTTTATTTATACTTTCAATTCTTAACCTATTAGCAAGGAAAGCATTTTCATAGTTTGTAAATCCAGCATCATTTAATGCTGCAATATCTTCTTGTAATTTAAGCTCAGATTTTACTATTTCTTTATTTCTTTCATCTAAAGTGTCTATAAAGTTACTTACTTGAACATCTTGTGCTTTTGCAAGTTTTTGTTCTCTTTCTTTTTGTATTTGTTCAAGAGTTTTACCACCAGCATTACCAGTATTATCTAATTCAAAAGAAGCATTTAAATCATAAATATCCTCAAATTTTGAAAGCTGAATACCTAATTCTTTATTTTGAGCCTTTAAACCATCAATGTTATCTTTAATTGTAGATGCTCTAACTCTTTCTAAGTTAATAGTTCCTGCAGCAAATATTAAACTTTTTTCATCTATTTTTACTTGTGCTTTATCAGCAGAAAGACTTGCATCTTTATAATCTAATTCTTTTTGAGCAATTTTTAAATCATTTTCAATCTGCTTAGTTACTATTTCTTTAATTGCTGTTTGAGCTGCTTCTGCTTTTGCATATCTGACAACTGCTGCACTTAATTTATTATAAGCATTTACGGCTTTACCAGCAGCAATTTCTTCAGCACTAAAGTTTTCTAATAATTTAGGGTATTCATCTTTTAATTTCTTAGCAGCAGAAACCCTATCATCCATTGATTTATTGACATTAGTAGCTATACCATATAGACTATCTAATTTAACTTTTTGTTCAGCAAGACTTTTTGCAAACTCTTTATTATAATCAGTTGCAAGTTTAGTTTTATTTCCAAAACTAATTAGACCAGAATCTAATGCTGTAAGAGTAGCTATAATTGCAGAAAAAGCTAAGTAGGCTGCACCACCAATTCCAGCTATACCACCAAGTAATGCAGGAAGGTTATTTTGAATACCTCTAAATCCATAAGGTAAATCTTGAACAACTAAAGAAAGAGCTGTCCAATTTTGATTTGATTTTTTAAGATTGTTTGAACTTCCGCTAATTGCATTACCAGCACCATTAGCAGCCGTTTGAGTAGCTGCTAAAGTTCCTTTTAATTGGTCTAAATTAGTCTGTAGTATTTTAATAGAGGCACTAGCAGGACTCATACCGTTTGCTACAAGTTTTACCATGTAGTTTTCAAGGGTAGCTATTTCCTTTTCAATATTCTTAACGCTTTTGCCAAATAACTCATTTGAAGCCGTTATGTTATTTATGGTCTTAGTGTACTGGTCTGTGGCCTTAATTATAATATCAATACCTTCTTGATTCGCCATTATTATACTGGTTTAATATTTTCGTATTTTTTTAGAACATCTTCTAATTCTTCCTTGCTCATTATCTTGACATTCTTCTTTCTATTTCTCTTATCGCAATCTAACTCTAAAAGTTCAGTAGGCTTAACCTTCTTTCCTTTAGGTAGCTGCATATTAACAAGAACAGTTGTTTGCCATCTTGACCTCACCCATTCTTGCTCCTCTTTATGCCTATAACCATACCAAATAAAGTCTAATTCAGCCATGGTCATCTCCCAAAACAAATGGGGAAGTATTTGACACTCCCCCATTGTATATCTTTCTATGTCAATCCATTCTAATTTTTTTTTTCTTCACCAGCCTCTGTTGACGTAGAACCAGGTTGCTCTAATCCGCTATTCATACTTTCTGATAGTGCAGCCATGATTTCTTGAAACTTTGTTCCACCGATACCACCCATGTCATCTATCCAATCGCACACATCAATCTCCTTAAAATCTGGCGTTCTTCCTTCCTTGTAAAAAGGATATTCAGCAGCAGACCTTACTAAATTAACGACAGCGTCTAAAGCAGATTCACCACTTAAAGCTGTTCCTATCTCTGTTGGGCCTATACCTTGTAACTGACAGAATCTCTTTAAAGACCATGTGCAGAAACGTAGCGGTATTACCTTACCATCAGAAAGTGATAGGTTAAATTGTCCTCTCATATATTTTGGTTTTTAGTTTATGCGTTGGTAGTCATCACTAATGCTCCAGTTCCAGTAAATGATGCAGAGAAAGTAGCTGGAGATTCCATGTCACCAGTAAAGTCTAAAGACTCAACCGCTGCAGTTCCAGTCCAAATCTTGTCACCACTTACGAAAGTAGAGAAAGTCAAAGTTACATCAGTTCTTGAACTTACAGAAGAAAATAAATCTTCTACGTTTACACCAGCTGCAGCAGATTCGATAACCGCTAAACCATCTGTTGTTACTGACCAAGAACGAAGTCCTTGAAGTTGTTGAGCCCATCCTCCACTATCTTTTGTAGTAGAATCTGGTAAGTCTGTGCTTACACTTAATGAGCATGAAGTTGAGTGAGCTACTGCTACACCGCCAATTTTAACGACTAATAAAGTCCCGTTGAATACCCCAGTTGTGGCCATAATATTAATTTTTAATGTTTATTTAATTGATTCTCAATTACTTTTATTGATTTATTTTTAATCCTGCTTTTTAATGCTCCATAACTTATGCCGATATAATCAGCAGCAAGTCTTTTGCTTTTAAATTCTCCGACAAAGTTACCATTCTTATCCCAAACCTTACAAGCCTTCATAAGATGGCTATTCTCTACACCTTGCTTTGCCAAAGACATTTTATCCTTAGATTCTTGACTTACTATTTTACCTTTTGTTACACTTGCCCAAGTATTACCTTTGCTTCTTTGTCTCAAAAGATTTATTTCATTTTCTGTCTTTATTCTACCTATACCAGCCAATCCTATCTTTCTTTTAGTTTCTTCTGATAATCTACTATTAGCACCACCTGGTCTAATGTTATATCCGAAGTTCCTATCTGTTGCTCTTAAAATCTTAATGAACTGCTCTTCGTAAAGATTAAGACTTTCTAAGTCATCAGTTTTTAAGATGGTATAGAACATAAAGGAATCTATGCCATGTTTATTAAAAGAACGCTGAAGGTACTCGTTATCGTGAGTACCTTTCTTTAGCCTTTGAGTATGGTAACTAAACCTTATCTCTGGCTTATTTATTGTTTGTCCGATATAAGCCTTCCCAGTATTCTTGTTCAGTATCTTATATAAGTACATACTATGTTGTTTGAGTTACAAAGTGATTAACTACGATAACTCTTCTAAAAATATATGTTTCTTCTACATAGTCAAAAGTAGCTTGGTTTGACACCATATTCCTTGTAACTATTTTGAAATCTGGAGAAGCATCTGGGTAATCTGCAGGAGCTACTCCTATGATTTCCAATAAGCCATTAGCCCATTCATCTACTGACTTTTGACCTACCTCTCCAGACTTAAATGTCCTATATACAATGTCAAACTGTATGCTTACATCAAAGTTATAGCTTGTTTTGTCACTATTCTCTACTGATGTCTGAGAACTTATCAACAAGAATGGAGGCTCGGCACCATCTGGAGCTATGGTATCATATACCGATAACTCGTAGTTGTTAGCATTTATCTTGTCGAAATAAGCCTTTCGTATAGCATATCCGCAGTCTTTCATTATCCTTCTACCTCTACTTCTTTAGAATCCGTTTGTTGGCCATTTTGAGCCTCATTTAGCTCACCAAAGAACTTCAGCAATGGT